TCATCAATAGTTACACTTTCCGCTGTTACAGATTCTTGAACTTTAGGCTGAGGAGCTGCCTCTGGTTCGTTCATCTGTACCTCTTGTTTTAGGGTCATAGGACCTTCATCAACATCTTCACCAAGAACTCTCATTAACTTGGATTTTAACTCATCATAGGTTTTATAATTACTTGGGTCAACAAAATCCTTTAGAGCATGTACCTGTGAGTATATGGCATCTAATTTGGTTTCATCGCCATCAAATAATTGTGACTGACCTGCAAATTCAGATTTATCATAATTTCTGTAACCTTCAAGGTTTCGTATTTTAAGTTTAAAATCTGCACCTTCCCATAGGTCAAATGGATTAATAGGTGTTTCATCTTGGAAGGCAGGTTGCATTACGTCCATAAGTTTTTCAAATATTTTTTTACCAAACTTATATAACATAACCTTACCTTCATTCTGAGGATTGCCAGAATCATTTACCACATAAATGTTTGCAACATAATGTAATCTTCTTTTTCTATCTCTAACAATTACTTTATCCTCTTCGTTACCTGAATTCCATAGTCTTGAATTCATTTCTGAAACAGGGTCTGCCTGACCAATTGAGGTTAATGAATTTTCAATATACCATAAACCTGTTGGACCTTTGAAACCGTGATCCCAGTAACGAACCCAAGGTAGGTCTTCGCCTTCCTGAGATGGTAAGAAACGAATAACTGCATAACCATTGCCGGCCTTATCGACTGTTGGTTTCCAAATTCTATCATCACCATATGATTGTTGTTCTGTAGAAGTTGAACCACCTGCTGCCTCTGCAGCCTTTAATAGTTTATCAATTTGATTTTTGTTTCTTTTTAAATTTTCTAATGACATTTTATTTTCCTTATATTAGCTGAAATATTAACTGTATTATTCAAATGTTATTGTATTGTTTTTTGGCAAAAGATTAAGCTGTTTTGCCTCAGCTTCTAGTTTATCCCGTATAACAGGAGAAACAAACTTTTTAACATCTTGTGGGTCAATATTATTTTTTTCACAAATATGTAATATTGCATCCATGTAAGATGATTTTAATTCTGTCACCGCATCGTGTACCAATTGAGTGAACTTATTCTTATTTAGGAAAGTTTCGGTTACACTCATACAAGGCCCTCTTGTTTCATTTCTAAATAATCCTCTAGTTCAACAACTTTATTATTTACCAATCTTTTATTACCTGTAAAAAAATCGCCTTTATCAGTATCTGCGCCGGCGACTGTACGCCACCTTGTTCTGTTTTGCATTTCCCTACCGGTATAATTAGATATCCAATCACCACTACGAATGTAATGTTCCATGTCTGATATATATGCCCTAATTGTTTCGTATTTCATTAGTGCACCTGGAACCTTTTGTCTGATAAGTGGACGATATGATGCGAGAATGTCCTTATTATATTTAATCCATTCCTTTACATTATCATGTGATAACATATCAGTAACTGGTTTTTCCAAAACACTTGGGTGAACATGTGCTGGTTTTTTATTACCTCTTTTTTTCTGCCTGGCCTCACGCAGTTTTTTCATGCGTTCTTCCATTTCTGCTTGTTGTGCAGGTGATAGTTCAACCTTTTTCTTTGGTTTTTTTCTTTTTTGTATGCCTTTAAGGCCTTTTAATTGTACCATATTTGCTCCTCATTATTATTATTTTTATATACTATCATACTTTTTACCAAATGTAAATACTTTTTTTATTTTTTTTTATTCCCAATCAACACCATCAACTGTATAATGCCATTTTGGTTCTCGCATAAACATAAATGTTGCATGATAATCGGGTTTTATATCATCACCAGGTATAGGCACAAATTTATGTCCATTTTCTAGTGCAAATATTTTTTCATCATAACCAACATCTTTATTTCTATCCCAATCAAATAGCTCTTCTGAACAACAATCAAATGGATATGATCGATATTTTTGTAAGGCATCATCCCACCATTGATATGTTGTTGATGATTCATGTTCTCTTTTATAAAAGCCCATCATACCATCAATATCCTCATGTGTAGGATAAAGTTGTTGTAACATTTTAAGTTCCTCTTCAGGAGGTAAAGATGATTGTAATGTTTTCCAAATTACACCATTTTGTGAATGACTTGATGCAGTCATACCAACTCTGTATGTATATGTTGGAAATTTGCTGTCAGATTCGTCTCTATATTTTTCCCAAAATAATCTTTGTTCTACCATTATGAAAGACTCCAGTATTCGTCAAAATTTTGTTTTACATAATATTCAACAATTTCAGTATCAAGTCTATCAAAATCCTTGAATGGGTCTAGATAGGTTAAAGCAAAATCAATAACTTCTTCTACACATTCAGCTTCTGAAGTTTTATCCATAATACCTGGAATATTATCAATCTTTGCTTCGATTTCTTCCATATATCTTTTAAAATGACTCATAATAATTTCTCCTCTTTTTTATTATTATATGTATATACTATCATAAAAAAACACCTTTGTAAACAAAAAAGTGCATTTTTTTTAAAAATAAATCCTTTTTAGCTCAATAACTTATGGACTTATTAACAACTTTTTTCAAAATAATAGTTTTTTTGTGCCTCTGTATCGAAGTCAAAACCCCAATAATCAATATCCTTTTGATACCAATCAGCAACTATTTGTATTGTTTTATTTGTATATTTTACACCTGAAAATGTTGTTACATTTCTGGCCCTTGACATTTCTTTTAATTTAAAATATTTCATTATTTCTTCATTTAAGTGACCAAACCTTATAATATCAGCCTTACATTTTTCACCGTTTTCATCTGATACATGGTCCCATGCAGGATACCAACCTCTGACTGCTCTATGCCACATAAAAGGTTCGTTACCCCATTTAAATCGTTCCTCAAGGAATGCCTCGAATGAACTTACATCTGCATAATCCTTTGGTTGTTTACCTTCAATAATTAAACTGCTTATAAAATTATATCTTGATTTAACTCTGTCCCAAGGATTTCTAATTATTGCAAATGCTCTGTGTGAATTGCGATAGTCATGTTGCAAATCCCTCCATCTAGCATGCTCAAACCCATGATGGTCGCCTATTTGGTACATTTTTTTTAATAAACCATTAACATATTTTGAATCGACAAGTCGATTTTCATGATTAAGTAATATTTTATCCTTTAAATAAGGACTACGGCGAATTGTCATACCAGCATTTTTTGGTATGTGTATAAAAATTTTTCTTTTATCCATCGTTCTTTCTTATATGTTTTGAGTGAATTTTGCAACCAATGAATTCATTATAATAATCATCAGATAGTAATACGTCATATTGAAATTGTAACTTTGCCTCGTAGTATGACATCTCACCTTTTGTTTTACAAAGTTTCAGTATTACTTTTTTGTAGTCCTTTTGGTTTTCTTTTGCGTTTTCTTGGAGTTCTTTGTTTGACCCATAGTATTCTCGCCAGTTTGATTCGACTCTGGTTTTAATTTTTCTAGGTCGTTTGCTATTTTTCGGAAGAGTTTTTGGAGACCAGAAATTTTTTTTGCCAATATATTTCTTGCCTGTGGAGAGTTCTGTAATTTGGTACACAAATCCCTGATAGTCTTCGGGTGTTTCATTGAATTTTTTATCATCATATATCCACATACATTTATTTATTCAATATCCTTATCAAGGAAATGAGCGATATATTCCTCATCAACCAATACTGCAAAGGCTTCATGGCCACAACAAGGACAAAATTCTGGTTGATGAGATACTTGGACAAAACAAATGATTCCACACTCGTCGCATTCCAGTTGATATTCATCCAGACCAATGCTCATTCCTTATTCTCTCTAATATTAGAAGTCAATTTCACAAGCACCACCAACACACGCTGCTGAAGCTATAGTATCTACGTCAACATATTTTTTTTCTCTTACATCTTCCAACCAATTAATCTCTTTCAGATTATCTTGTATCTTGTTCCATTTATGTAAGAGATATGCATCTTTTAAACAATACTCTGCCTGTTTAATATCACCATCTGTATAATTATCTGCAAATTGTTTTAATCGTCTTACCCAATCTCTTTTTAAGGCATTTGCTGAGGACTCCTCTGTCAATTTTTCACCAAAACCTTGTGCAGTTGCACATGCGTCCCATAAATTTTTAAAACATTTAAGTGCATCAACAACCATACCAGATGCAAATATTGCAGCGTTACCATATTTTTTAACCATTTCATTGGCTGTAATAACAGCTGTATTTGGTGCCTGATTAAAATCCTTATCACCTGTTGCTGCAAGAAAAGAAATACCAGAAAAGAAATATCTGTTTTCAAATACATATCGTTCTACCCTATCCCAATCGTCAACAATAATTGTATTTGATACAC